AATGCTGGAAGGAGACACTGATGAGTCGAGAACTTGGCGTGAACAAAGAGACGACTTTTGGAGTGCTGAAACGAAAATGGAAGTCACTCCTCGTTTGGTGCTTCAGTTATTTGGCACTGATTGCATGCGTAATGGCTTTGATGACGGAGTCTGGGTGAGCCTACTCAAAAAAACTATACTAGATAATCCAGGCAACTATGTAGTGCCTGATGTACGTTTTGAAAATGAGATTGCTATGCTGCGTGACATTGGCGGCGAAGTATGGGAAGTACAGCGTGGTCGTACTCCAGAGTGGCTTATCAAATATGAAATCACAGGCGTAGAACCTGCAGAAATACACCCAAGCGAATGGCGTTGGATTAAAAGTAGAAAAGACGTAGTAATTGAAAACAACAGCACATTAGCTGAACTTAATCGTCAGGTGTTAAGTCACCTCGGCGCCATCCCGTTTTAACTAGTTCGGCATTACAGTTTAAGCAAACTGTTTTGAGATTGCTTTTAGCAACATTAGTTAAATTACCATCAACATAAAACACAGTAACCTGGCTTCTTATGCTGGGCTTGAATCCACAAGCCTCGCAGTTTCGTTTGACTTTGTATCCACTATCTACCCATAGAGGCTTTACGGGCTTGTGCATTTTAAGGCACTGTTCGCACTTGCGCCTAAAATAAGGTTGCTTATCCTTATAGTAGTTTATTGCTCGAGGACGTTGTCCACATGTTTCACAGATAGGGCGTTGCATATGCTTATTTACCCATACCTTTAAAGGGATTTGTCAAATACGGGGTTTTTTAGGGTGTTCTTATAAATAGTTATAACGAATTACAAAACCTTGATTGAGGAAGAAAAACATGGCACTAATATCACCAGGCGTAGAAGTTACAGTTATTGACGAAAGTAACTATGCACCATCAGCAGCAGGCACAGTAGCAGCGATTGTTGTTGCAACTGCACAAGATAAGACAAGTGGTACTGGCACAGGCACAGCGGCAGGAACAACCGCAGCCAACGCTGGTAAGACATACTTGATCGGAAGCCAGAGAGAACTAACAAGTACTTTCGGTAACCCAACATTTTATAACACTGCATCAGGCACACCGATTAACGGTTACGAACTTAACGAATATGGTTTGATGGCAGCATACAGTTTACTTGGCGTAAGTAACAGAGCATATGTTATCCGTGCAGATGTTGACCTTGCAGAACTAGCAAGCAGCACAAGTCGTCCACTGGGCAATCCTACAGCAGGAACAGTTTGGTGGGACATGAGCACAGATACACGTTGGGGTATTTTTGAATGGAATCAGAGCACAGGAGTGTTTACTAACAAAGTTCCAACAGTTATTACAAGTACAACTGATCTAACAGGCGGTGTTCCAAAGACTTCAATCGGTGCGATTGGTGATTATGCATTGGTTGCAACAAACACCAGCAATCCTGTTTACTACAAGAACCGCAGCAATGCTTGGGTACTAGTAGGCGGCGCAGCGTGGCAGGTTGCACATGCAACAATTGCTGGCACAGTAGCAAGCCCAACACTAACACTAGGTAACAGCGTTGATATTAACGGATCAACAGTTACACTAACAGGCACAACAGTAACAACGCTTGCAAGTGATATTAACACTGCAGCAATTACAGGCGTTACTGCAGCGGCAGTTAACAATAAACTTGAACTTTATGCAACAAGCAGTGCAGCAAGTGAGCAGATCATTCTTGCTAATAACACTGGTACAATCCTTACAGATGCAGGCTTAACAGCAGGCACATATGCAAGACCAGCTATTGCACAAGATCCACATTACACTGTTCCAGCATGGAAGTCAACAGACACAACACCTCGTCCAACAGGCAGTGCTTGGGTCAAGACTACAAGCAGTAACAGCGGATTCCTAGCAGACGTTAGCACATATGATAGTGCTACAGCAGCATTTGTTGGTGGCAGTGCTCCAGCATATGAAAATGATCAAACTGCACTAAAGAATCTTGACACGACAGGCGGCAGTGCTATTACAGCAGGCAGTTTTTATGTACAGTATGATGTAACTGAAAATGATACAGTAACTTACAAGTTGTTCAAGCGTTATAGCGCAGGTGCATTGAATGTAACTGGTACAATTAATGCAGCAGCACCGCTAACAGGCAGTGATACATTTACAATCAGTGCAAGTGCAGCAAACAGCACAGCATTATCAAGTGCAGTAACAGTTGCAGTAAGTGGCACAGGTATTGCAGACATCGCAAGTGACATTAACGGCGCAGGCGTTGCAAACGTAAGTGCAAGTGTTACTAGCGGCGGGTATTTGCAGATCACACATGCACTAGGCGGTGTGATTGTCCTTAAAGACACAAGTGGCACTCCACTAGCAGATGCAGGTATTAGTACAGCAATTACTACTAAGCAGGTTCGTGCAGGTAATAACAGCGACCTTATTGTAAGTAACTGGATTGCAGATACATACACTGCAGCAACTAGTTCACCTAGTGCAAATCCAGCAGATAACACATACTGGTATGCAGGTGGCTTTGAAGCAGATATTATGATCCATGATGGCACAACTTGGAAAGGCTATCAGAACATTACTGATACACGTGGATTTGCACTAGCAAATACAAGTCCAGCTGGTGTTATCTTTAGCACTGTTGAACCAACTCTACAAAGTGACAACACTGCACTAGTTAACGGTGATTTGTGGATTGACACAAGTGACTTGGAAAACTATCCAGCACTATATAGACGTCAAACAGTAAGTGGCGAAGCAACATGGGTAGCAATTGATAAAACAGACACAACAACTGAAAATGGTATTATTTTCGGCGATGCACGTTTTATTGGTGACACAACAACAGACGTTGTAACTGGTACAATTCCAACAATTGCAAGTCTACTAACAAGTGATACAGTTGATATTGACCGTCCAGATCCAACAATTTACCCACGTGGTATGCTACTGTTTAACACACGTCGCAGTACATATGGTGTGAAGCAGTTTAAGAGTGATTACTTCTCACGCACTAACTTTAGTGACACAAGTGCATATCCAACGCTTCCTACAGAAAAGGATGCATGGGTAACACAGAGTGGTACAACATTCGGACGCAAAGCAGTACGCAGAATTGTTACTAATGCAATGAAATCTGCACTTGATGCAAGCACAGAGCTTCGTGAAGATGCAAGAATCTTTAACACTATTGCAGCACCTGGTTACCCAGAGCTAATCAGCAACATGGTAAGCCTAAACAATGACAGACGTCAAACAGCGTTTATAGTAGGTGATAGTCCAATGAGACTAGCAGCAACAAGTACTGCTATTGAGAACTGGGCAACAAACACAGCGGCGGCAAGTGACAACAGTGAAGATGGACTAGTAACTAGTGATCCTTACATGAGTGTGTTCTACCCAAGTGCAACTACAAATGACCTAAGTGGCAACACAATTGTTGTTCCAGCAAGTCACATGATGCTACGCACAATTGCAAGAAGTGACGATATTAGTTTCCCATGGTTTGCACCAGCAGGCACAAGACGTGGACTAGTAGATAATGTTGCAAGCATTGGTTATGTTAACAGTGTAACAGGCGCATTTGTTAATGATAACATTCGTGAGAGTGTAAGAGATACACTGTATACAAACAGAGTTAATCCAATTGCATTCTTTAACGGCAGTGGAATTCTTAACTATGGTAACAAGACTCGTGCAACAAGTACTAGTGCGCTAGATCGTATTAATGTTGCAAGACTTGTAAGTTATCTAAGACGACAGCTACAAACAATTGCTACAGGCTATGTGTTTGAACCAAACGATAAGATTACTAGAGATGAGCTAAAGCAGCAAATCGAACAAACACTTAACGACTTGGTTGCAAAGCGTGGTGTATATGACTACTTGGTAGTTTGTGATGATACAAACAACACACCAGGTAGAATTGATCGCAACGAACTATATGTTGATGTTGCTATTGAACCTACAAAGGCTGCGGAATTTATCTTTATTCCAATCAGACTTAAGAACACAGGTGAGATTGCAAGCGGAAACGTAGCTGCAGCAAGCACAGTTTAACGTACTGGAGAAACTAATGGGGGGTAGAAATGCCCCCTTTTTTTTATGACTGAAAATAGATAAATACTTTTATAATTAATATAGGAGCGAAACGACATGTCAGTTTCATCATTAACAAAGTTTACAGTGCCGCTAGACGGTGATCAGAGTGCAGCAAGCCAGGGCTTGCTTATGCCAAAACTTAAATACCGCTTCCGTGCATCATTTGAGAACTTTGGTATTAGTAGTCCTCGTACAGAAATGACCAAACAGGTTATGGATATTACACGCCCTAGTGTAACATTCGAAGAGTTTGAAGTTCCTGTTTACAACAGTAGAGTGTACTTGATTGGCAAGCATGCATGGGATTTGGTTACAATTAACCTACGTGATGACGTGAATGGCGCAGTTACTAAATTGTGCGGAGAGCAAGTACAAAAGCAGTTTGATATGATGGAGCAGAGCAGTGCAAGTTCAGGCATTGACTACAAGTTTATCACACGCTTTGAAATCCTAGACGGCGGCAACGGCGCAAACGCACCGAGTGTGCTTGAGACTTGGGAACTATACGGCTGCTTTATTCAGAACATCAACTACGGTGATCTTAACTATGCAAGTCAGGAACCTGCAACGGTTGCAATGAGTATTAGATTTGACAATGCTGTACAATCACCACTAGGTGACGGCGTTGGTGCTGCGGTAACGAGAACACTAGGTCAAACTATTACTGGCTAATAGGAGTTATTCCAAATGGCTAGTGTAAACCCACTACTATCACCCTTAGCTCAAGGCGAAACAGTGCGCGACTATAAACATGCGTCGCGCACTTTTGTTGACAACAACTATGAACTACAGCCTAGGCATGGGCATCTCTTTCATGTAGTATTTGAATTTACTGCAGAAGCACAGAGCCTGTTTAACACAGTTGAAAAACTTGAAATGCCTATACTTGTTAAAAGTATAGATCTTCCTTCATATAGTATTGACGTACAAACACACAATCAGTATAATAGACAAGTTCAAACACATCATAAAATCAGTTACAATCCGGTAACTGCAACATTTCACGATGATGTTAAGGAACTTATTCGTAACTTATGGCACAAGTATTATGCGTTTTATAGTGCCGATCCGACTTATAGTTTAGACAGCAATAGTTATAATACACAGGATAGATACGCAAATAGAACTCAACAACAGTGGGGCATGCAGCGCGGCAATAAACGTTTCTTTAAAAACATTAAAATCTATAGTATGCATAATCACAAGTTTGCAGAGTATACACTAATCAATCCTATTATTACAAGTTTTAATCATGATAACCATGCCTATGCAAACAGTGGATTAATGCAACATACTATGCAACTTGCTTACGAAACTGTAAAGTATGCAAGCGGATATGTAAACGATACAGGACCTACAGGCTTTGGCGAACTGCACTACGATGTTGAAACTAGTGATCTAAGTGATGGAGATCAATTTGGACAAGCATTTATTGACGGACAACTTGTTAATACCAATGGACAACGTCCAACAGACTTATACAGTAGTAATTTAGGCACGATTGGCAGTCAAGGCATATTGTTTGATAACTTGTCTAACTTATCATTTGGAAGTGTGCTTAATACAGCATTAGGAAAAGTTGCAAATAACCTATTAACTGGTCAAAAACCTACAAGTAATATACTAGTTCCGTTTATTGGCAAAGCAGATCAACTAGGCAGTAACATACAGCAAGGTGTATTAAATAATATTGTTAACAGTACAACTAACTATGGAACAAATGATAGTATTAGTAGCCAAGGACAAAGTATAGGAACTCCGCTATTTACAAACATAACATCAAATACACAAGTAGCAAATGTTGGATATGCAAATACTATACCAAACTCAACAGGTACAATTGGTGCACCTAATAAAATAAGCAGTGTAACAACTTATCAGACACAGAGTACTAGTGCAGGCACAAGAAATGCTGCAGTTGATACTGCAAAGCAAAGACTTCAAGATCCTAATCTAAGCGCAGAACTGCGCCAGTATTACAGCGAAAAAGTGAGGCTAAGTAATATATAATGGCACAGACAACAAATCTACCAATTGTAAATCCAGCAGATAGTTTCGATCAGCGGGTTCAAGACTACTTTACTAACTATTTTACTGCACCTATTAAGATGACTGATCAAGAATATGAAGCAGCAAAAAGTTTTTTTGTAGCAAGAACTAACAACGAACAAGCCGCCGCGGCACTTACTGCAGCTACCATACAAGCAGCAAACGAACTAGACTTGTTTATTTTGGATGTTATTGCACAGTTTGAAACAACCGCAGATTTAAAAAGTGCAGTCCCTACATTTTTAAATATGAGTCGCAGTGGCAGAAGTCTACTGGGTTACGAAGCAAACATTACTCCAAACGAGAATATAGCACGCCAAGTGAGTGCATAATGTTTAGTCGTAACAAATACGCTAACGGCATATACACTATAGCAAACCCAGACAAGTACAGTGGCAACAAAGAGCCTCGCTATCGTAGTGGCTGGGAACATGCGTTTATGCGTTTTTGCGACAACAACCCAAGTGTAATAAGTTGGGCAAGTGAAGCAATACAAATACCTTATCGTAATCCACTCACAGGCAAAGGTACAATATATGTACCAGACTTTGTTGTAGTATATCAGGACAAGCGCGGCAACAAGCATGCTGAACTTATAGAGATCAAGCCCAAAGCACAGACCATGCTTACTGAAAAGACTCGCGAAAAAGAAAAACTTGCTATTGCTATTAACCACGCAAAGTGGGAAGCAGCAGCAAAGTGGGCAAAACACAAAGGCTTGCGCTTTAGAGTTGTAACTGAAGACGATATTTTCCACAACGGCAAACGCTAGGAATAAGTATTAACATGACAAAACGATTAGAAGAATTATTCGATGTAGCACCTGCAGACGAACTAGATATAACAGCCGAAGAAAATACCAGAGTTGTAGAAGCTGTAACAGCAGACGATATTCCACAACTACAAACAGCATTAACTAGTGTAGATAAAATTGATGCTGCATTGCCCAGTGTGCGTGAACTTGATACCAGCGATAAAGAGATGGATGAGATTGCACAACTAGCACAGGACACATTCAAAGACTTGATGGACCTGGGTATGAACGTAGAAGCACGATTTAGTGGTGAGATTTTCAGTAATGCAAGCCGTATGTTGGACACAGCACTAAGCGCAAAGAGTGCTAAGATCAATAAAAAACTGCGTATGGTTGATTTACAACTAAAAAAAGCAACATTAGATGCTAGACTTGCTCGAGAAGCAAAAGCCAATGGCGAAGATACCGAAGATGGTGAAGGACAAGCAGTTGATCGCAACCAACTTCTTATGGAAATCCTCGGTAGAAATAATCAAGAAAAGTAATAAATACACACATATAATTGAGGAATACCACAATGAAAAGTTTTAAGAGTTATCTTGTAGAAAGCGAACAGACATATAAGTTTCGCATTAAAATGGCTGAGATGTGTGATGATGAACGCATGAACGCACTGGAAACAGCATTAGAAAAATATGATATGAAAAGTATCAGCAAGCCAAAGAAAACTCCAATCCAGGAACATCCAATGGATTTTCAGACACTGCAAAACGCAGAAGTGTTTATTATGGACACAGAACTGAGTTATCCTGTAACAGCACATCAGCTATATGAATACATTAGTCAAACAGTTGGCGTTCCTGCAAGTCATTTAGTTATTATCAACAGTGACCACCCAGAAGAGATTGCTCGTGAAGAAGCAGCAAAAGCAGAAGGTGAAGAATATGAGACACTGTTAGACAGTGATTACAAAGATGCAAACAATGCTAAAGATAATTTTGGCGATGAGTATAATGAGAACATGCTAAAGAGTCTTGAAACACGCAAATATGAGTTTGCTAAAAAGGGCGACTAATGCAAGATCTTCATAACGCTATTAATGCACTTAAAAATATTTTAAATGAAGCACCACCACAGGGCAGACAAGACGGTCCTGGTACTAGACAAGGAACAACACCTAAGCCAAAGCCTGCTGGTCCTGCTGCATATAATAGCGTTGGGGATATGATGAAAGCAATAGCAACTCCGGGCAGACAAGGTGTATCAGATCCTAACCAGAGTGCAAAAAATGTTGCCGCGGCACAACCAAAGCCTGCACCAGCAGCACCTAAACCAAAACCAGCAGCATTTACAGGTAGACCTGATGATGCGCCAAAGCCAGCAGCACCAAAAATTAATCCAGCAGTTCCAGCTGGCGGACCTCGTAGAGCAAATCCAATAAACCCACAAGCAATGGCTGCAACTAAAGCAGCGGCAAGTGTGGTAAATGCACCTAAGCCTGCAACTTCTATGGCAATGCCTAAGCCTAAACCAGCAGCACCTGCTCCTAGAGCAAAGGTAAAAGCAACTGCAGCAAACACTAAAGACTTTGATAAGACAATGGCATTGCAAAAGAGACTGCAGGCACAGGGTTATGATATTAAAGCAGACGGTATTATGGGAAAGAATACTCGTGCAGCAATGGCTAAAGCAGCACAATCAGCAAGACCAGAACCAACAGGAACAGCTCGTAAAGTAAGCACAGTTGCGCCAGGTGCAGATGCAGCACCAAAAGAATTTACACCTATAGCAGGTGCAGGAGATAGAAAGATCGGTCCTACTTCAAGTGAAATAAAAATTGACAGAGGTAATAAAGCATTAGCAAGAGATTTCAAAAAAGTAAAAGACGCTGGCAGCGGCATACTTGATAAAATCACCGGTGGCATTAGTAGTTTGTTTAAAGCCGGCAGTAACAGACGTGCTGAACGTGATGCAGAAAATAAAGCATCAGCACAAGCATACAGAGCAGGTAGAAATAGGACTGCTACAGCGGCAGCACCAGCGGCAGCTGATAGGATTGCATCGTTACCAAATGCTACAACAACAGATAGAGCAGGCAATATTAGTCCAGATGGTAGACCAAGACAGCCTAGCGATGCAGCACCTACTAATAGATTTGATAGAGCAAAAGCACGAATGCAAGCGGCTAGAGATCGCAAAGCGGCACGTGGTGATACAACACCAGTGTCTGTTAGCGATGTTCAAAATGCTGCAGCACAAAGCAGGGCAGCAGTAGCCGCAACTGCAGCAGCACCAACTACTAGACGATCTGACACTAGTTTTAGAGCAAGTGACGGAACAAACACTGTTGCAAGAGATGCCAGTGGCAATCTAAATGTTAGACAAAGAGTAACAGATCCAGACGCAAAAGCAGCACTTCTTAGTAAAGTGAACAGAGCAAGAGAGATGCAGAGACTAGCATTGGCTGCAGGATCAACTGATCCCGACGATATTCGTGCATATCAAAGAAGAATGGCTAACACAAAAGGAACTGGTGCTGCTGGCGGCACTGATATGAATACATTTTAAACAAGGAGAAAAGCAATGGATATTGCATCACTAAGAGCGAAACTAGATAATATCGCAGAAGAACTAGCACAGCTACCTGAGCAAGAGACTGTTGCGATTGAAGAAGAAGAAATTGAAGAAGCACACATGACGCCTAAAACACTGAAGTGTAAAGATTGTGGCGACATGTTAGGTAATCCAACTACAGATTGCCCATGTGACAGTATGGATCCAAAAGGTGACAACTGGATTATGGTTGATGTTGACAATGATGGCGACATGGACATGGCAATGGCAAACGAAGAAGATCTTTCAGAATTTAGCCCTGCAGACATGGCAGCAGCAAACAAAGACAGTAAAGCAATTCAAAAATCAGGATCAGGAATGAAAAGCACAAGTGCTGCAAAACCACAAGCAGCAGGCACACTAGCACAGCGTTTGAAAACTGAAGAAATTGAAGAAGTTGAAGAAGAAGCAGTTGAAGAAGCAACTGTAGAAGTTCCTGTACAGGAACTTGCTGATCTAATGCAACTAGCAGGTTATGCTAACTATGCAGACAAGATTGAAGAATATGCAAATGAGCCTGATGAAGATTACAGCGACACAGAAGATCAGTTAATTGGTCTAAGCGGTGGTCTAAACGGTCCTAAGAGTATGCATACTCCTGCAGCAGGTGGCGACAATCCAATGGATAAAGAAGCACTTAAAACTGTAGAAGAAAATCTTTACAAAAGTTATAAAGACTTTTTAGAAGAAGCAGAGCTTACTGAAAAAGAATAAATCTTAAAGATACAAAGAAAAGCGGCTACACAGCCGCTTTTTTTACGAGTTGAAATTCACCGTTAGGTAAGTAATCTAACCAACTTGCGTGTTTGACTTGAAATGGAAAACGGCTCCTAAGAGCCGCCATGCGAAAATAAGTTGGTCTTTCGGGAGGCCGCCGCGGGGAGATAAGTTTACTACCCTTGTGATTGTTACAACGTTTGCAAGCAATTACACAATTTTCCCAGTGTGTTTTACCACCATGGCTGCGAGGAATTACATGATCAATTGTTAGCTCATTATATCCATGTTCGTATCCACAATACTGACATTTAAATTCATCACGCATTGCAAGATTTGATCTGTTGAAACATACATTGTGTTTGGGCCTGTAATAGTGTTTTGTGATAACAGTTGCAGGAACTAGCATACTGTAACTAGGACTACTTATTTCCCAGTCGTCGTATGATTCAAGTATGTCAACTTTATCTAAGAAATATAATTTTACAGCTCTTTGCCATCCAATGGTACTAACAGGAAAACTGCTGATAGGATTACCGCATGCATTAAGAAGTAGTGTATCACTCATTGTAAAACTATTTAGTTGCTCTTATAAATATTAATATGATAAAACGGTTTGACAGAGACAAATTAGTCTCAATTCAAGTTTATTATCACATGCCAGATCATGTACACATCATTAATGAGTTTGTCTGGCAAACTGAAGATATTGTACCTAGTTTTCCTAGAAGTGTCAAGTTTATTCGTTATTGGCATAAAAACATAGACGCAGTTATACAAGAAGCATATCTGTATCACACAAACTATTGGGGCGGTACAGACTATATTGATTTACGAGGCGTATACGAAGTATAATGGCTAAAACACTAGACGGTGTGCTTATTAAAAAAGCATATCAAAAAGAAAATTTCACAAACGAAGAGTTTACAGAGTTTGCAAAATGCGCAGACCCTGTTAGTGGTGCTCAGTATTTTATGAACAACTTCTTTAACATTCAACATCCTACTAAAGGGCGCATGGTGTATAAAGCATTTGAGTATCAAACAAAGTTGTTAGACGTATATCACAACTATCGCTTTAACATTAATATGCTACCCAGACAAACAGGCAAATCGACAACTGCAGCAGGCTACTTGCTGTGGTATGCAATGTTTGTGCCAGACAGTGTAATCCTTATTGCAGCACACAAGTATGCTGGTGCGCAGGAGATTATGCAGCGTATTCGTTATGCCTATGAACTATGTCCTAATCACATCCGTGCAGGTGTTACCAGTTATAACAAAGGCAGCATTGACTTTGACAATGGTAGTCGTATTGTAGCACAAGCAACAACGGACAACACTGGACGAGGCATGAGTATTACACTGCTATACTGTGACGAGTTTGCGTTTGTGCGTCCTAGTATTGCTAGAGAATTTTGGACTAGTATTTCTCCTACACTAGCAACAGGTGGTAAGGCGATTATTACAAGCACACCTAACAGTGATGAGGATCAATTTGCACAAATTTGGCGTGATGCTAACAAACAGTTTGATGCAGAAGGCAATGAAACAGACATTGGCATTAACGGTTTTAAGAGCTATCAGAGCTATTGGTGGCAACATCCAGACAGAGATGAAACTTGGAAAGCAGAAGAACTAGGTCGTATCGGCGAAGAACGCTTTAGACGAGAGCATGAGTGCGAGTTTATCATTTACGATGAGACACTTATTGACAGTATGATACTTACTAACATGCGTGGCGAAGATCCGCTGTTTAGACACGGTGCTGTGCGTTGGTACAAAGAACCAAGTAGAGGTATGGCATATCTAGTAGGACTTGATCCTAGTTTAGGCACAGGCGG